ACCGATGTGATGTCCAAACAGTTCGGGGCTTTGTTGAAGGCCGCGTGGGCATTTTTGTTATTGAAACACAGGAAATAGGAGTGCATATGAACGCGAAAAGCAAGATTGGATTGCGGGGTGTCGTCATTGCCGAACTTCGGGATAAGGATGGCAACTTGAAGCAACGGGAGGTTGTGCATAATCTCGTCACTGCGCAAGGCGACAAGTTCGCGGCGGCGGCGATGTACTCCGCCGCCTATTCCACCTGGGGAATGAAACTGGGCACGGCGGCGACGGCCCCGCATAAGACTACGGTGGATTCCGCCAACATTCCGGCCGCTGATTATATCAGCGGTTCTGCCAAGGCATTGGACAATAGTACCCCGAAGGCGGGTGCAACCGATGACATCACGCAGTTCCGGCGACTTTACGCGGCCGGGGAGGCCACGAATGCGACGATCAACCGGGTATCGATCTGTGATAACACGACGGATGCGGGCGAAGCTGGAGTGACTCATACCTATGCGATTGCTAAGTTCTCCGGAGCGATCAATAAAGGTGCAAGCGATACGCTGACCGTGACGTGGAATGTGACATACCTGGGAGCGTAGACCATGCAGAGTTTCACCGCTGGACAAGCGAATACAGTATATGCTGACGTGTTGGCGAAGGCAGATGGTGAGCCTATTATATCCGGCACGGTTAATTTCTATCTGTTGGCCCTGAGTGGGGATGACGCTGGCAAGTGGTTTCGCACGTCCGATGATTCTTGGCAGGCATTCGAGTCCATCGCTGCTGTGGGGACACATAAGGCAGATGGGCATTGGACGGCTTCCATTGATTCTGCAGCATGGGTGACGGAGGTGCGATATATGCTTTACGCCAAGGAATCCGGCAACCTGCATATTGCCTATTCGGAAGAGATCGTGGAAATTACTACACCGAAGGAAGTTTCATTTGAGGCCACGGTGACGGATTAAATGGCTACTATAACCTTCAAAGTCTGGGATAGCGGGGTGCTTACCGATGCGGTAAGCGTGGTCCTGTCGGACAATGCAGGTGCTTATGGCATCAAGCGGACGGCGACTGGCGTCGTTGTTGTAGCGGCGGGGACGGCATTTACCAAAACCGCCACGGGTGTTTACCAATACACGTTCACGCCGCTGGAGCGGATGGTGTCCTATACGGGCTGGGTGAAGGTTGTCACGTCCGCCGGGACAGACTACTATGAAATCGTGTATACCCCGCCTACGGAGGTCTTGGAAACGGGAAACACTCCGAGCAGTGTCCTTGCCAAGTACCTGATCGACACTTTGGGCGTTTTCGTCAATCAAGGCGACAGCGGGGAATGGCCTTTGTACAAGACTTCCTTACCGGACGGAAGCGGCATCGTATTTGAGGCTGCTTCCATTCACGACACGACGCCGGTAGTGGATGCCAAGGCGATGGATGGGACGTACAATCAGGCTCATGGCATCCAGATCCATGTTCGGTCCAAATTGTACGAGACAGGATATTGCAAGTTGGCAGGAGTCGTAAAGACGTTGGCCACGGTGCATGGCATAACAGTGACGATGGCAGATGGAAACAGGTATGAAATCGTGAATGTGAGTGTGGCTTCCGACGCGGTCTACATCGGACCGGACGAAAAGAAGCGGGTACATTTCACGGCGAATTTGCTCTTGAAATTGAAATCACTTTAAGGAGAAATACTATGTCAATTCTAACCGATGGATTTCCGACACGGCTGAGTTTCTCCGATGCGTACAGCGGCGTGGAGCTGTACTTCAAGGAGAAGGAGCTTACGCCTCCGGGCATCGACATGGGGGAGATGAACGACGTCACTAACATGCAGAACACGGCATGGCGGACGTTCGCGTTCAAAAAGCTGAAGACCCTAATGGAAAGTGGCATGGTTTGCCACTACGATCCGGCGTTCCTGTCCGAGGTCCTGTCCATGATGGGGCAAAATCAGGAATTGGTGCTGACGATGCCAGACGATTCCACTTGGACATTCTGGGGCGGGTTGCGGAGCTTCGTTCCCGCTGCGATGGTGGAAGGGCAGGTCCCTACGGCCCAGGTGCAGATCGGCGTCACTAATCACAACGGCGTCGGCGATGCTTTGGGCACGGAAGTTGCTCCGGTTTACGCGGTGTCATAATGATCTGCGTTTTCAGCGTAAAAACAGGGGTGTGTATTTCCGGGGGTATCCGATGTACCCCCGGAGGGAAATAACGGTCGGTAGCGTGCGGCAGGGGCCTTAAATCGCACGCTACAGTTTGGAAAGGAAGTCGAAAATGAGTGATCCGGTCAAATTCAGTTTGAAACTGCGGGAAGAGTTGGTTGTTCTGGAGGGAGCAGACGGAAAAGAGCAAACCTATCAAGTGCGGGAAATGACGGGGGCGTTGAAGGAGGAATATCTCGATGAGAATCGGGATCGTCTGGAAATGGAGACGGACGTGGCGGGCAAAACCACCGTCAAGGAAATCAAAACCTATAAGGGTATATATGCCTCTTTGCTCAAGCGAACGCTTTTTGGTCCTGGTGGTTTCGCAGTGGAAGAGCAAATCAATACTTTCCCACATCGGGTCCAATCTGAGTTGTACAAGATCGCTCAGCGGTTGAACGACATGGACGCAAAAGATGAAAATCCTTCAAAAAACTGACGGACCGGGAGCGAGCGTGGATGACGGTCGCATCCCGGTTGGGTATGTCCTTGCAACGATGCCAGCAGGAAACCACAGCGACAGAGTTTATAAAGTGGCTATCGTTCATCAGAGAAGAAAAGGCCGACGAAGAGAAATCCCAATGGGAGCGGACGCAGAAATGGGAATATTATGCCGCTCGGCTGATCGCTACGGTGAAGAGCGTCTTTCAAAAGGGCGTTCGGGAACAGGATGAGATTATCATGTTCAAAATGACAACGGCCCAAGAGAAACATGTTACGAAAGAAGAGAGAGTCAAGGAAGCCAAAAGTTTTTGGAGTTCGTTCTTTGCGACGTGCCAGACAGTACATCCTATGGTAGGGAAGAAAGGCAAGAGGAGTAGAAACTGATGGGCCTTAGCCTTGATCTTGGAAATCTTGTTTGCCATCTTCAGTTGGATGTTGACCAGCTTAAAAGGGAGACGACTGAAATCAAACGGGAATTGGAAGGCACGAATAAGGCAATGACCGGATTTGCCCGTTCGATGTCTACTACATTCAAGGCGGCACTGGCTTATTTCAGCTTCCGTGAGATCATTCGCGGTTTCAAGGAGGTGACGGCCATCGCGATGGAAGCGGAAAAAGCTAACCGCATCTTCCTGTCCGCAATGGGCACACAGGCGAAAGAGGCGGGAAAATGGATTGACCAACTGGCAGCGTCCTCCGGGCGGTGCGAGGACGATTTGCGGAAGATGTCAGCCGTGATGATGATGACGGTCACTGGCCTGGGGGTGGGACGTGAGGACGCCTTGCAGATGGCGGAAGGCTTGACCAAGCTCTCCGTCGCCATATCGACGGTTTACCATATCTCGCAGGAGGAAGCGTTCCAGAAAGTCCGGGCAGGGATGGCGGGAATGGGCCGGGGCCTGCAAGAGTTAGGTATTATCATTAAGAACACTAATGACGAGCAATACGCGTTGGACAAGGGTTGGATACGCTCGGGCGATACCTTGTCGGAATCCGGCAAGGCTTATGTCCGATACAATAAGCTCCTTGATGAGACTCGTGACTTGATGAAACAGGTGGCGGAGAGTCAAAACGACGCCTGGAACACGGGGGTGGCTCTTGACACGGCGTGGGAGGATATGAAGAAGACTCTCGGCACCAGACTGCTTCCTGTGGTAATACTATTGAAAGGAGATTTGGTAGAGCTTTTCAAATCCACTTGGATTCAAAGATGGGTTGCTGATATTGTAGAGGGTGTATCAACAGTTGTGGAGGCTTTTATTTGGCTGGACCATATTATCAGGGGAATAGGGAAGGTCCAGCCGATGCCGAAAGCTTATCTTGAAACAGCCAGAAAAGAATATCAACAGATCACGGGGGATGTTTCCGCTTTCAAGCAGATTTTGCAGCAGGGGATGGAAGGCCCGATGGGTTACATGGAGCTTCCTCCCAAATATACGGCAAAATGGCAGCAGATCATCGCCATGTACCAAACTAAGTGGGAGAAGGAGCAGAGTGAGACGGTAGAGACGCAGATGCGTCATCTGAAGGAACGTGCTACTGCTTTAGGAGAGGCAATGCCATCGTATGTGTACCCTGGCAATGCTAATGTCCCTACTTTCGTCGAGGCTTTGTTAGGAGACAGTGTATATCCTGGTCGGAACCAACCGAATACCAATGTCCCTAATGCGGCGGTTCCGTCGCCGAGACTTCCTCCGCCCAGCCGTGAAGAGATGACAGTGCAGTTGACGGCGGATCAGATTCTCCAGACCCGTGCCAATATGTACGGTCAAATCGAACGGATGGGTAAGGAAGGCTATGAGATGCAAAAGCAGTTGATTGAGCAGGAAAGGGATACATACATTCGCAATCTGCACGAGGAAGTAACGGCGAAGGCATGGGCGATGGAGCAGATGGAGAAGCTGGACATCGAATATCTCAAATCTACGGACAATCTTGCTAACGGATTCAAAGCGGCTGGTATGCAAATCCGCCGTGAGATGCAGACGTGGGGTGAGAAAGCCTACGAATTCACGATGAGTATGGCTCAATCGTTTGAGAACGGTCTGATGAACATGCTCCAGAACGCCAAGAATTGGGGGGATGCTGTCAAGGGGATGCTGCGAGAAATCGTTTTGGAGGCGGCACGTATTGCTTTCATTCAGCCGATGACTCAGCAACTGGCGGGCAGTTTTGCAGGAGCATTTGGATCATTGGGTGGGATGTTAGGGGGTGGTGCGGTAGCCTCGACTGGTGTTTCAGCCGGTTTTCAGTCAGATTTCGGCATGGAAGGTTTTGCGGAAGGCGGGATTGCCTGGCGTCCGCAAATTGCCTCCCTGGCAGAAAACGGGCCGGAGTTAATTACGCCTCTGGCAAAGCTGGATTCTGTCGGGTTAAGTGGTGCGAGTGGCAAGGAGATTGCGGCAGGGATCAAGGAATTGATTTATCTCACCCGCCGGCAGAAGATCGTCCAACCTGTTGTCATTGACCGGCGGGAGGATATGGCGGCCTTGATGCAACGGGATTACCTGAGACGCGGGAAATTGACGCGGTCCATGAGGTAGTGTTATGGCGGAAACGTGGCCTGTCTTGAGCGTGGGGGCGGAACGGGAGAATTTCCGGCAATTCCTTCTTGCCGATCCCACAGTGCGGAGCGAGACACTGGATGGGCGTCCCCTGGCTCGATCCGGTGTCCAACCATTGCTCTATGGTTTCTCCTTCTCCCTGCGGCACCTGTCTGTCGTGGATAAGGAACTGTTAGAGGCTTTGCAGGAGGCAACGCTGGTGGGTGGGGAGATCATTGAATGGGAGGATGAGCGGCCCACGAGCGATTCCGTACCACCCACACATACAGTGCGATTGGCCACCTCGATGGAGTTCGATTTGGACGACGATGCGGCACGCTACCGGACGGAGGTTTTGTTCCATGAGGAGCCGGAAGCAGATGATTTTGCCCCGGAAACACTACTTTATGGAGGCGATATGGTTATAGAAGTGGAAAACCTGGCTGCCGGAGCGGACATTCTGAATCGTCCCATTTATAGTCCTGGTTCTGGTATAACATTGACCGTCGTCAAGATACTTACAAAAGGAACCCCGACAGGGATCGACAATTCCAACACGGTCGTATTGGCCCTGAAGGACAATGGTGGGAACACCATTTTGACCAAGACTTATAACACTGCTTCTCAGCCGCCTACTTTGGGTTTGGTGGATTTGAGTTCTTTGATCGTGAGCGCCTATGCTACAGTGCTCAGCAGCGAGTTTTTGACCTTAAGCATGACGCAGGGAGCGACGGCTAATATGCCTGCGTTCGCCTTGATTTTGGGAGGTACTTTGTTATGAAGAAGGGTTTGATTATTGGATTGTTGGTGGGGTTGTGTTTGCTGGGCACGATGGCGGTGAACCTGACGGAGACGCCGAAGCAGGAGGTGGGTTATTTCGACGACGTGGTGACAGCCAAGGGGCCGGTCGTGAACGTGCTGGCCTACGGAGCCAAGGGCGACGGCACGACGGACGACCGGGCGGCGATCCAGGCGGCATTGGATGAGGCGAAGGCTTCGGGCCAGGAAGTCTTCTTGCCAACCGGGATCTATAAGATTACAGGTTCTCCATTAACCTATGATCCTGCGGCTGGAGGAAATTACCGATACCCCTTGCGGCTGCGCGGGACCGGCACCAACGGCACCTTGCTCTATCAGGCCACGGCAGACGTAAACTGCTTGGACCTGCACCATATGTCGGGCTGGCAGATTGACGGAATCAGTGTCGCGACGGTAGCACCGACGAATCCCGCCTTTCTTACGACGGTGATTTTTGGAGGGGATGTAGATCGGGGCACGATGAAAAATTGCGCGATTCGGGGTGGAGATATTGGTATTCGGATGAACTCTCTGCTGAACACCTTTATCAATGTGAACATCAGTACGAATATGCCGTATCGTCCAGGGATGCCGTCTTCACTTGAGATTGGGACCGGCGTAGCTGGCATGTGGCTGGAGTATGCTTCAGGAGGGGAAGGCTGCAACGCCACGACACTGATCGGCTGTTCCATCGAGGGTGGAGGGTCTTATGGCATCTATGCTACTGATTTTTCCGGATTGAAGATTTTTGGTGGTACGATCGAGGGAAGATATCACAGTGGTCTCTATCTCCATAATATGGCTACGTGCTTTATTACTACTCACTTCGAGAATGCGGAAATCAACATTGAGGAAAACGGAGTATTTACCACGAATTTAACTCCGTGGACGGGGACCAACTGGGCTTGGCAGACCTCGGGCGTGCCCGATCATCCAGAATATGGTCGAGCTCTACACACGGCGGGTAGTACGGCTGCCTTGACGATGGCAGCGGCAACGGAAGCGGCAGGTGTCGCATTCACCCTACACTACACCGTTGTAGGTGGTTCAGCGGGAACGATCACACCCTCTTTTGGGGGAGTGACGATGACCACAAAACCCTTTGGGTCTGCTACCTATTCGGAGAGTGGTTGGACGACGAGTACCGCCGTACTGGCATTTACACCCAGCTCGGACTTCGATGGGGCTTTGGATAACGTGACTCTCTATGTGCATCCCACCGACCATGGTGATGTAGTAATCGACAGGTCCGGCATGATAGAAATTGACAGTTGCGTCGGTACGACGATCAGTGTGGTAGGCTCAGGTAATTGCTCCATCCGTAATTGTTATGTCAGTCGAATTCTAATCGATGAGGATTCCACGAACAACCTCATTCAAGGGTGTAAGATTGGGGGCGGTGTAGGAGCGGCGGGTATAAAAACGATTCAGGATTACGGCATCGGCACTCGAATCGAGGGGGTTGCACAAGGTAACGGTGTTCACGCCATGACTGGATCGATGATGACAACTCAACCGGAAAACTTCATGCTAAACGGCGGCATGGAGCTGTGGAACGCAACCAATGTTCCCGCCGGTTGGGGACTGGAGAATCTGACAGCAGTGGATGAGACTGGGCCGACACTCATTCATGGCGGTGCCCATTCGCTGAAATGCACGGCCAGTGGCGGAGCCACACGCGGACCTTATTTCAACATACCCTTGGCCGCGAGAAACCAGTGGATCACGGTTGACTTCTGGATGTACGTCGCTTCTGGTGGTGTCAGTCCCGTGGCGATCCTCGATTACGGCAGCGGAGTAACTTCATTCCCTGGCAATTGGGGCACGGGTGTTTGGGAGCACCATGTATTCAGTTTTGACACTTTCACGACGGCCTATACGATAGGGTGTATCATTCAGTTCCGTCAATCGGAGGGTGGAGTAGCCTACTTTGATGATGTCAAATTGCAATACCAAATCCCACCCCAGCATGGAACGCTGGACTTGGTGGGAGCTACTCCGTCGGTCGGTTGGGGTACACGGTATACGGATCGGTTCCAGTTCAACAATCCCGGTGGGGTGACGGTGACGAATCTGGCCGACGGATATCTCGGTCAGAAAGTCTGGCTCACGTCGGCCAACGGCAATACGACCTTGGATTTCACCGCCAACGCCAACATGGTCGGCAACGGAGGAGTAGATTTAGTGATGGATGTAAGTGATCTCGTCCAGATGATCTACACGGGCACGAAATGGAGTGCGATTGTAGGAAATAATTAAGAATATCGCCGACGAGTTGACCGCTACGTCGAAGCCGAAACGAAGGAGAATGGACGAAGATCGGTGTGCTGGAAAAGCAGGCGGACAAGCTTACAAATGATTTGAACGATTTGGCTAAGATATTGTGGTGATGTATGCCTAAGACATTAACACCAGCCATCAGTGAGGTATGGTAAAATGGACTACAAACTGCTCCAACGGCGGAATCGTAAGACAGAGAAAGGACGGGAGGTCTGGTTGGTGGCATTCTACGAGCCGGATGGGGTTGATCCGGTCCTCACTGTCACCAATAACCCCAGGGATCTTATCCATGGTGTGAATACGTATATAGCCTACAATCTGAGCGTAGAGGAGCCCCCCTCGGCGGATGGTGAGGGATTGCCTACGGCGTCCCTTGTCATCAGCAACGTGACACTCGGTTTGCAGTCGGTTTTGGTGGCCAATGATTATTTCCGCAATGGGCAATGCATCATTATCCCCTATAATGTGGATGTGCCCGACGCGGACTATTCCGGCGACTCCAAGCAATTGCAGATCATCAGCCATGAGACGACGTTGCATCGGATCAAGTTCACGCTGGCTGTGCCGAAGGAGTTTATCGAGTTGGTGCCGGAGGATACTTATGGTCCGTCCTGCCGTCATAGGTTCGGATCGGACCGTTGTGGATACGTAGGTGTTCTTATGACGTGTGGGAAGACACTGAAGGATTGTGTGGCTCGGTCCCGCCAGCCTTGGTTTGGGGCTACGCCGGGCCTGCGGCCCAGCACGATAAGGGTAGGTGTATAGATGCCTTTACCTGCTCTTTGGATAGGTGTAATCAAAGTCGCATTGCTGGTAGGGAGTTTCGCCCTGCAATTGCTGATGGCTCCTCGACCTCGCAAGCAGGAGGATATCCGCAATTCGTGGGGCAATTTGGATACTTTGCAACAGTCCGGCCTTCCCTACGATCTGCACTATGGGTATGTCCCGGTCAAGGGCAACGCGTTCAGCCAGCATACCGAAGTCGTGAACACGACAGAACCTCCCGATAATCTTATCATAAATCTCTTGAATTTAACATCAGAAGGCTACACTCAAAATAGCGTCATTATCAGTGATGAGAAGCTGAATGTTCGCATTGGTTTCGGAGATGGTCCGGTTGTGGGTCTGGTCTCTCAATACACAATGCTGAACGATCAGAAGGTAGGTGACTTGACGGGCATCACGGCCTACGAGCGTCTGGGCACGGATTCCCAGGTTGCTACGGGGATGGATGACATCGCCCAATTCCCACATGAGGAGCGGGTGGATGTGGGATCGCCGGTGACGATCACGATGCCGGACGCGGACTATGCTGCTGCTGGCATCATCCTGACAAGCCAGGAGGGTTTGCGGTCCATTGGGAAAAGTACAGGCAAGCCGCTTCCACAGAAGCTCGGATGCAAGATAGAGATACGTGTTGTTGGCGGGGCCTGGCATACACTTATGGATGGGTATGTGCTGGCCAAGACGTCCAACCCCGTCTATTGGCGTTTTATCACGACGGGGGCATACTACGGGGGGACGCCATTCACGATTACGGTAGGGGACCGGCACGAGTGGCGAGTGACGTGTGACTATCGGAGTACGTCTACCCTGAGCCAAGGGACATTGTATACATGGGCTACGCAGCAGATTTATAACATGTCCTATCGTTATCCGGGCCTGGCATTTTATGAGATCAGGGCCTTGCCCTCCAAGAAGTTCAACGGACAGATGAGGTTCAATGGCGTTTTGCAGGGCAAGATTGTAGAAGATGTGGAGACGGGGGCCTTGGATTGGTCGGATAACCCCGCCAACGTCATTCGTGACATTCTCTGCCGTCCCTGTATCAGCGGAACGGGGGACAGTGGTGATCCCTACACTGTTGATTACTACCGGGGACGCAATCCCAGCACGCTCGTCCAGGCTGATTTTATCGTATTGAAGGATTGGTGTAATGAATTTGTCAGCGATGGGAACGGCGGGACGGAGAAGCGTTTTCGATTCAATGGTTCCTTATCCAACCAGGGAGAACGGTGGGAGCAGGCCGCGAAGGTGGCCGCAATGTGCCGGGCGATTTTGTGGTATGATGGCATCAACATTCGCGTCTGGATCGACAAGTCAACAGCCCCTTCGCACCTGTTCTGCACGGCGAATATGTGTGTGCCGACGGGGGATATGAACGCGGAGAACCCAGCGGATGCCTACCGGGAATGGTCCACCGATCCCCGCCAGATACCTAACTCTATCGAAGCAACGATTTTCAATGAGAACGCCAACTACTCGGAGACGCCACTCAAGAAAGATGATCCGCTTGCCTCAAGTTACCATACAGAAAGCATGGACGGGTTTGGTATCCCTTCCGTTTCGCAGTTTGTACGTCTGGCTGATTTTATCTTCACGCGGAACCGCAATATCGTCCTGATGTGTGAGTTCCCGACGGACGTGAACGGGCTGGACGCCAAGGTTGGCGATGTGGCGTTCGTGCAATATGATGGGAACGACCGGGGGATAGGGGGATGGGTCGTAAACGCCGCGGGGAATGTGGTGGTCATTGACAAGCCCGTCGGAATGGATTCCGGGGTATCCTATGTCTTGATTATCCAGACAGTGGATATGACCGGCAAGCATGTCAATTTGTATGATGTGGACTTCGTGACGGGGCAATATACGGTTATGCTCACTTCCTCCTTGGCATACGTTCCCATCGCGGGGGATTGTTATATCTTCGCAAAGGAGAGCGAAGTGGACCGCTACCGTGTTGTCGGTGTCAAGACGGGGCCGGATGGACGCTGTCAGATCATGGGTGAGCAGTACAAGGAGGAAGCCTACGATCTCGACGACGGGGTCCCGGACTATGATGTCAATATCTACGTGGGGGCTGCTCTCGGTGGCCGCCGGTCATGGCGGACGGTGACGCGGGAAGACCTGTTCAACAGTTTGGATGAGACAAAAGTATATGAAGGTGACTTGTTGGATCAGGTGAGTGGTGGTGGTATCACGTTCACGGGTGACGATGTGGATACTGTGACTTGGGTGGGGGATGATGATGATGGTTATGGTTGGCTGCGGTATAAGGGGAAGTCCTACTTCATCCAGACGGATGCTGTAGGCACGACCAAGAAGTATATCTACTTCGATCCATCCCAGGACGATAGTGGGGACGATCCCAGTTTGCTGAAAACGACGGATAGCATCGAGACCTTACGGGGACAGGAACGGTTCCTTGGCTGCATCAACATTGACGGTGTGGCCTATCCGAAGCCTTGGCTGCGGATTGGGCAGGACGGGCAGATCATTACGACTGATGACATCCCGTTCGGGGCTTTATATGCAAAGGGCTTGGAGGAGTTGTTTGAATGTACTGAAGAGGATTTTGCGTATCATTGGGGGCCGGTCACACCCTTCATTGTAGATGAGATATGGATCGTGGCAGAGGG